TAAACCCTCCTCGATTGCTACCGCCAAGCGCAAAAGAAAAGGGAATTATTAAATACTTTACTTTGGCGGTTGTACAAATATATAAAATTAATTTTTAAATACGCAAATAATTTTCTTTAAAAATTTTCAAAGTATAATCTTTCTTTTTTAATACGGCTTTGTAAATGTCAAGTTCGATCCCTCCTTTGCTAAATATCCAAAATATTTCATTTGATTGTCGTTGCATTGTAGTCAAACGATCTCGGCTTTGCCAGTAACTTGTCGCACTGAAAGCGATATTATAATATACTAAGTATTTGGCATTCTTTAAAGAGATACCCTCACGGCCGGAGACTATTTGTAACGCAATACATTTATCGCTATTGTCAAACTCTTCGACATCGTTTGTTAAATTATCTCCGTAAACTGATTTGAGAGCGTTATATTCCTCTTTGAAGACGTAAAAAATAGCAATTTTTACTCCCTTAAATTTTTCGAGAGTAAATTCAGCCTTTGAATAATCAATTACTTTTGACGTTCCGTCCTCAAATTTGCAAGTCCCTGAGCTTAGTTGGTGAATTTTCTGCATCAATTTAACTCCGGTATCTCCGAGAATAACCTGGCCGTCTGTATTTTTAACGACTAAATTCTTTTTGAGCTTGTTAATTATCAAATTTGTGATCGGTTGCATCTCGCATTCGAGGATCATTTCGTTAACTGAGGTCGTGAAACCGGCTTGCGCTTGTGTAAAAGTCAATAAATAGTTTTGAATGACTCTTTTTATTAATGACTCTTTGGCCTGGCTGTAATCTTTTATGACCGCATAGCCAAGTCGTTTCTCTTTTACGTCCACATAATCAATCGCCCACTTATAAAAATTGGTATATTGTTTAAATGGCGAATGATCGGAAACCCAAAATTGGTAAAACCATTGGCTATAACTCTCCGGAGTTGGCGTTCCGGATAAAAATATCATAGGCAATTTTGAATAACGCTTTTTAAATAGTTGAGCGACTTTGTTCGGTTTTGGAAACGCTCCATATTTGTGATGCTCATCCGAAACGACTAAGTCAAAATCAGTATCGTCAATTTTATGTAAACTTTGATCGTTTATAATTACAATTTCAAATTCATAACCAAAATTAAAGTGATCTCTCTCAATACTCGAAATCGCTTTTTTCTTAGTCACAAATAATACTTTTTTAGCTCCAAATAGTTTACAAGTTTCTAAGGCAATAGCTGTTTTGCCTATGCGGACTTCGCAGCAATAATAAACTATTTTTTTATGTCTTAAAATTTCAACTCCCTCGTTAGCTAATTTTGTCTGATATTCTCTTAATTTAAGCATATCTAAAAAATGTATTATTTTTTTTATAAATTGACAAATGAGACCATAATTTTTTTTTATCCCAATTAATCGTATTTGATGCCTCTTCTAAGGTATCGTAATATATTCCGGTTTCAATATTAATAATTGGCTTATATAAATAGTTTTTATTTCCTTTCAATTTATTTCTCATTTTTTCTTTTGAGATTTCGGAATGATTTTTTCCAAAAAATGGATTATTATTTTTTAATCTACTTTGACTTAAAAATAATTTTTGCCACTCAGGAATATTTTTACCTCTTAATTTAGAGACTCTTTTTTCAATAGTTTCGTTTGATTGTTTTTTCCCTAAATTATACGATCTTAATCTTATTTTACATTCCTCACTTATAATTTTACCTTTTTGAGATTGAGATATTTTTATTTTAGTCTCTTCGCTTAACTTACCGCTTTTGTCATTTGTTTTAGTATAAACACAATTTAAACCAATTTCAATAGAATTAAAAAATTCTTGCCAAAAACGTTCTTTTATATTTAATTCATTTATTTTACAAGTTTCTAAAATTTCAAATATATGATTTTCAGATCCGTATTTTTTTAATGAATAATATAATTTTGGACTATCATTTGAATATAATTTTTTATGATAATTCCACCTTTTATAAATATCAACACTTTGCCCAATATAAATCTTATTATTTGGAGAAGTAATTTTATAAATTCCTATTTGTGTGTCCATAATTAAAAATTTTTATTAAAAAATTTATTTTTTAATCTAAAAAGCAATATCGTCGTCCTGGACAATTTTATTTTCATTTGTTATAATTATAAACCAACGCATCCCGTTAGTATTTCCGTCCTCGTATTTTGCGCCTATAAAATTGCAATACTTTTGTATCCAAATATTGAATTTTTTATTTGTCAACCATTTTTTATAATCCTGGTACTCGGTTGTAAAATTATTAAAATAAAAAGATTTTTCGAGTCTTTGATTGTGAGGTGCGTTTTCAATATCCTTAACCCACTCTAAAAACTCCATTGAAGTCTCAGCGATAAATTTACGCATTTTAATATTTTTGGCGTTTTGAGGTACTAATCCCAATTTCAAATAAGATTGTAAACAATAAACCATATAATTATCAAAGCGCTTATAATCGTCTTCGTCCCAGTCGTCAAATAGTTGGCGATTAAATTCGTCGTAAGGCGTCAAAGCCTTTCCGTAAAATTGTGCAAACTCAATTTCAAACCTACGACGATCGTGTGAATTTCCCTCTCCTTTGATTGCGTAATTTGTAGAGATAACCATTTTTGGACTCTCCTCAACTTTTAACTTAATAGCGTCTTTGTTTTTACGCTCCAAAGTCATCCCCTCCGTTACCAAACTAAATTTGCTCTCAAAGTCAAAATTCTTTTTAACGTCGTCAAATACTAAAACTTGAGTCTCTGGAGAGACAGTTTGATAAGGGAACGATTTTTTATCGTCAAATGACTTTCCGTCTAATATTGATATTTTTCTAATTTGTTTTAAACCTTGAACAAATAATCCCTTTCCAGTTCCTCCCTCCGGATTTTCGCTTATAACCTCATCGTTTAAGATTATAGCCTTATTATTCATTTTATTTTTATAAGTGCTTAAAAGATACCCAACGACGCACTCAATTGAGATTGGCTCATTATTACTAATATTATTTATGAATGTCTTATATTCATTTTCTAAATTGTCGCTTTGATTAAAATCTCTCTGAATAATTTGAGACTTCCAAACGTATCCGTCAACGTCGATATAGTCAACCAATTTAATAGAGTCTTTTGTGACTTCTAAAATACCATTTTCAAACGCAATATAAGATTTGGTTTTGGTATCTTTTAGCATCATTAAATCGACGCTCTCAATCATTGATAAATAATTCTCTGAGAATATATTTTGATAACTAGCGCAATAATTCCAAACGTCAATCTCTCCTCGATCCATTAAATAATTAAGGACAAAATCTTTTATTTTCTCGGCTGAGGTTTCCACTACTTTATTGGAGCTTATATATATCCACGTTGCCTTTTGTGCATCGGATTGAAAATATTTTTTAAATCCATTACGCTCTAAAAATAATCGGTACTTTAAATTATCAATTCTCAGCTTATTTTTTTCGCCATATTGCCAAAAGTCTTCGTGTTCGGATGCTTCCTTTATTTCGTTGAATGTATCCTCCGTGATACCATATTTCTCAATTACTTCCTTTTTACCTTTTTTTAAATCTACTTTTATTGAGTCTATTTTATTATAATTCTCAAAGTATTTTATATCAAAATTACGTTTTTTATAAGCCGATTTTATTGTCGTTTTAGCCTCTGTCTCGGAGAAGTCTCCTATCACTACATTATTAAGAATATATCCCTCAGCATTTACCGGAGAGATACCATATTCGCAAAACGCTCCGGCCAAGTCGAAAATAAAAGCGTTACGCTCTCCCTCTCTGAAATCTTTTTGCCAATTCCATTCCATTATCTTAGCAATAATTTTATCCTGGTCGGTAACCGGTAAAAGTGGGACTCGTTCCGATACGTTAAATCCCTCCTCTTTTAATATTGGATTGAAAATTTCAGCCTCCGGATTAAAATAAATATTCGGATCGTATGACTCAAAACAAACCCGATCGACGTTTGAATTACTAATATCAAAATAATCGAAATTAAATTGCTTTTGAAACTCTTTAAATACTTTTGGATGAGTTTCTTTTGTCAATTCATTTGAAACCTTAATAACTCCTTTTATTCCTATTCCGGAGGGAGAGATAAAAAGTAAACAAAAATGTTTATTTTGTTTTAAAATCTCTAATTGATTTTGCATCGTTTCAATATTTGGATATTTGTCAAAATCGACAACCATTAATCCGGAATGCTGTTGAAGTGAGTTTGAATTTCTCTCATTAAAAATACCTCCAAAAATAATGCAAGGTAATTTTGTTTTGTTTTCTTTTGCTCCATTACGAACTAACTCGACAATCTCTTTTGAAGTTCCTTTTTTAATCCTATTGACTATTTTCTCAATTGGAACGTGAAAGGGGACGTCGGTTGACTTATACAAGTCTTTAAATACTGATACTATCATAGTGTAAAAAAATAGTCCCTAATACCAGCAGTGGTAGTTGCGTGGTATTAAGGACTTAATAAAAAGTTAATATGGCTACCACTCCAATTGTTTTTCAAAGATAATAATTAATTTTAAATAAACTAATTTTTTTTAATATTTTTTTAATAGTACACATTCAACACATTTTTTTTGAATTTATACCCCCCCCTATTAAAATATAAATTTTGTTTTCTAGGGGAGTATAGGAAAACGCTTAAAATGTGTACTATTGCAAAAAAAAGGAGGACATAAGCCCTCCGATTTTAATTATTAACCAACAATAATCTAAAAGTCCAAATCGTCGTCCTCGATAGCCTCATCGGTATCATTTTCAACGATTGCGTCGATAGGCTCAGCCTTTGTTAAATACGTTTTTAAATACGCCTCTAAGGTAT